ACCATAAATGGTAGTCTAGTAGGTTCGAATGGATTCTCTACCATTCTTAATACCTTACCACCACATATCCATGCATTAACACTAATTACACTCTTATCACTTTCTATACCACACTCTTCTGCCATATCTTTCGATATGACACCCCAATACTCTAATACCTCAAATCTATTCTTATAAATAGTTTCTACAGTTTCTCTATTGTATAGAGAAGATTCATAACCTCTAACTTGATAATTTGGTCCTTCTTCTAGACACATATCAATAGCTTCCTCATTAAAGTATGGCATCTTTCTTAGATCAGAAAACTGCTGTCTATTTAGTGAGTGTCTCTGTATTACATAATCACAATCATTTATGTTAGTAGCATTTGGATCTGCATAGAAATCCCAACATGATACTGCTTCTACTTTTGGAACTGTTTTAATTTTTTTAACATGTACATTTATCATATTACCATTTGCATCTTCACCAGTATCAAATGCGTGATAAGTATGATCAAAACTAAATGGACCTTTTAATATTCCAGTTCCTAATAAACACATCTCGAAGAATACGTGTCTTAGAACTGTTATAGCACTAGACTCTTCTAATTGATCGTGTAATAATTTTTCTAGATGCCTTGCAGCTATATCTGCTGGTTGTATTTGTGGTTCACCCTGATTAGCAGGACCCTCATCGAAACCAACATTCTCAAACTCTTGTGCTAGATTTTTCATCAGCATATCAGCTGTAGCACCAGGTGGTATCTCTCTACCATCACCTTTGAATCCATATGGATCCTGTATCTGTTCCTGTTGTGGTTCTGGTTTCTTAGGTTTTAAATGTGCGTACTCAGGTATCTCTTCTGGAACCTGTGTAGGATTAATACCTAATGGAAACTTACCACTAGAGAATAATACTTCTATCAACTGACCGAAAGCTGCCAATACTTTAGTCTTTGTTATCTTAACAAATACTCTTGACTTCTCATTAGATCTAAAAACCATTTCTGGACCATATAGTCCTCTATAGTTT